GCAACAGTTGCACGAGCGTCCGCAGGGGTCGCAAACTTAATTGATACAGTATCTTTAGGATTCTCATCAGTGTAAAGTCTCCTACCAGAACCCTTTGGTTTTTTACCTGTTCCTACTTTTGGATCTGCCATTGATTACTCCCTTCAAAGTTTTTGCTTGAGCAGCGTGTGTCTTCGATGCTTTTTGCAAACCTTTCATAACTTTTTTTATTTTAGCTTTTGCTTTTTTCATTTTATGCTCCTATGTTTTTTAAATCCTGAATATCGTTTATTGGATTTAATTTATTATTCTCAAGTTCATATAAGGGTGCTCCGGTTCTAAAGCTAGTGCCATTAGATCGCTCTCTAACGGTGCCTTTATCAAAAAAAGAAGCTTTTTTTAAAAACTCTTCTTTTGGTAACCAACCACATACTTGAACATTACCAGTTTTTTTATTTATACTGATAGCAAGAATAATATCATTATCGGTATCTTTTTGATACCCTACAAAATTGTGAACATAAAAATCTCTCATGTCGACAGTTCTTGTCATGGTTTTTATGTCTATTTTTTTATCGTTTAACTTTAAATCTACTATAGAAAAACCTCCATCATAGGTCGGTAAATCTTTTCCAAGCGCTTTGTAAATCATACACTCACCAACAATACCTGTGTATTGTTGTTCACGCGTCCCATTAAAACCAGCTAATCTTCTACCAAAATCCTTGGTGTTAATTTGTTTATTAGCGTATTGTCTTATTTCATCTGTAAGTTTTAAATTTAACATTTTATATCCAATTTATATTTATATTCATTCTAACATCTTGATCTGTGCACGTAGTGCTTTGATGATTTTTTCCTGAATCAAATATTAAAGCTCTATTTGCTACACTAGCAACCTCTGTGCCATCTTCTAAAATTGTAAAACCATTATTGGTATTTATATAAAATATCATTCCATGATGTGGATGCTCGTGATCAATGTGAACACCGTGTTTAAATATTTTTTCAGTTGATGGATAACAGTTTGCTTTTGCCCTAATTAAAGTAAAAGGTTTTATTTTTTCTAGTAATGGTTTAATAACAGGATAAAAGAAAGTGCTTCTAACCTCATTATCATGATAAAATAGGTGGAGAAAATGATACAAGTCGTTAGCGCCTTTGTATGCATTATCTGTTTTATAATAGTAAGGTAGATCGAACTTAACGATTTGACTTATTTGTTTAAAAACTTTTTTTGGTAAAAAATTATCTATAATTTTCACTTAACATTTCCATCTTCTGCGTGCCTGTCGTAGTCTTGAATTAGGATCTTTCGCAGCTTTTGGAAATTTTTTCATTTGGCCAGCGCTACGTGCGCAGAAGGACTTACGTCTCTTCGCAGCTTTTGATCCTGGTTTGACCTTGCCAGTGACCGCTGTTTTTAGTTTTGAGCCGGGATTTTTTCTTCTATAGGCCATGACACCAGCTCTAGTCATACCTGCGCCCTTTTCAGTTGGGCGAAAATTTTTCTTGTTTCTTGGTGGCATACCACCTTTTTCAAATCTTGGTCTTACATCAAAATCTGTTCTCATGGCATTACCTTTCTTCCATAGTATTTCATGTAGCTTGGATTAGATACTTTTACACCACCTAAACTACCTTTAATAAAACTTCCTTTGTAATTTCTTTGTGCTTCTTTCATCATGTCATTCATCTTTGGATTTGGTTTATCACTCATTTTAGACATTAGTCCACCAAATCTAGCATTTTTTCTTTTTGCGATTGTTTTTACGTTTGTAGGTTTAGGTCCCACATTGGCAGCT